GGGGACATCCCGTACATATACAGATGAGATTTACACAATCCTTGAGATGCATGTTGATTTGGATCTTGAGGGTTTCGAGGATATGGCTCCAGACGGTGAGCCGACAGGGATTGCTCTGCCTTACATTGTGACGATTGATGAGGGGTCTGGTCAGGTTCTTGCTATCCGTCGTAACTTTGAAGAGGGTACGGGGCTAGCTAAAAAGCAGCAATATTTTGTGCACTACAAGTTTATGCCAGGTCTGGGCTTTTATGGGTTCGGCCTGATCCACATGATTGGTGGCCTTGGTCGTGCGGCAACGAGCATCCTCCGGCAGTTGATCGATGCAGGAACTCTTGCCAATCTCCCAGCAGGATTCAAGGCCAGAGGGGTGCGGGTTCGTAATGATGACGAGCCATTGCAGCCTGGGGAGTGGCGGGACATTGATGCACCTGGCGGGAACATACGGGACTCGATCATCCCGCTGCCATACAAAGAACCATCTGGTACGCTAGCACAGCTACTGGGTGCGCTTGTAGAGGGCGGTAGACGCTTTGTTTCGCTTGCCGACCAGCAGACTGCCGACGCGAACGGTCAGGCTCCTGTAGGGACCACTGTGGCTCTCCTAGAGCGTGGCATGAAAGTTATGTCCGCTATTCACAAGCGGCTGCACTACTCACAGAAACAAGAGTTCCGTGTATTAGCGCGGATCTTTAGAGATAACCTACCCCAAGAATATCCTTACGATGTAGAGGGCGGTAACCGTATGATTATGGCGCAGGACTTCGATGATCGCATCGATGTAGTTCCTGTTAGTGATCCAAACATATTCTCGATGGCCCAGCGCGTCACGTTGGCTCAGACTCAGTTGCAGCTTGCGCAAAGTAATCCCCAGATGCACAACCTGCATGCGGCGTATCGTCGAATGTACCAGGCACTTGAAGTACAGAATATCGACGAAATCCTTCCCCCTCCTCCACAGCCGCAACCACTTGACCCTGCCATCGAGAATGCCCGTGCATTAATGGGAGAAATCCTGACTACGTTCCCAGAACAGGACCACGATATACACATCCGTATACACATGGCGTTCATGAAGACTCCGTTGGTGATGACATCGCCACAGGTTATGGGCACGTTCTATTCTCACATTATGGAACACGTATCGCAGAAAGCGCGTCAGATGGTGATGGCAGAGATCGAGCAGATCATTGCACAGGCACAGTTGGCAGCGCAGGGTGGTGCAATCGACCCAGTGGCGGCACAGCGTCAGATCATGGAAGTGCAGCAGAATATGCAGGATCCGGCTCAGATGGAGCAGTTGATCTCGATGCAGATGGAAAAGCTGATGGCAGAGATTCTGCCTGGACTGTTGCCAACAGGCAACGATCCGATGAACGATCCTCTGGTTCAGATCCGTATGCAGGAGCTAGCTCTGAAGCAGGAAGACTTGCAGCGTAAGAAGGAAGACGATCAGGGTCAGATGCTACTAGAGTTGCAGAAAATGCAGCAACGCGCGGCGACAGATGCGGCTCGGATTGAAAGCCAAGAAGACATTGCTGAAAACCGCAACGATGTGAATCGAGAGCGGATTGATGTACAGCGTCAGGCCATGGAGCGGAGAAATGCCTCTTAAATCTGGAAGCTCACAGAAAGTAATTAGCGACAACATCCGTACTGAGATGGATGCAGGCAAGCCACGCAAGCAGGCGGTGGCTATAGCGTTAAGTAAAGCGGGTAAAAGTAAGTATGCTAACGGCGGATTTGTTAACCGCCGCTTTAGTCCTATTGCCCGTCCTCAGAGATTCTCTGGAGAATTTTAAATGAGGGCGTCATATGGCTATTCTGGAAACCATTGCGGCAGCTAATGCAGCCTATTCTGTAATTCGTACATGCATCCAGAATGGTCGTGAAGGGGCCGATCTCATGGCGTCTGTGGGAAAGTTTCTCACAGCCGAAGACGATATTAAGCAAGCAGTTCAGAAAAAGAAGAATAGCCCACTCACTGCCATAACTGGTGGAGAGGAGGGTGACTGGGAAGAGTTTCAGGCTCTCGAACAGATACGTGAACAACGCAAAGAATTAGAGTCTTATATCCGTTTGTATGGTAGACCTGGCCAATGGGATAGGTGGATACAGTGGCAAAATGAAGCGCGTAAGGCAAGACAGGCTGCGAAGAAAGCAGCAGAGAAAGCTAGAGAAGAACGCAACGAGGCGATAGCAACGGCTGCGGGGATATTCTTGGCGGTGGCTGTTTGTATTACTGCCGTGTATTACTTGGGCGTGTACCTGGAGCGTTGGTAATGTGGATACTTGTGTGGCTTAGTTTTATCGACGGACGGTTTGAGTATTATCAACTTGGGTCGTATGGGACAGAAGCACATTGCAACAAGGAAAAGATAAAAGCAGAGGTTATGGTTAAGAATGCTGGACAAGCCGTCCATTGCTTTAAAATTAGTCGAAATTAAGCCAAACGTCTGGTGTGTGTACAAAAATGGAAAAGTTGTTATAATCACGACGCACAAGCGCATAGCAGAAAGGCTTATGGATGGCACACACAGTAGTTGATGATTGGAAGATTGTACCGCGCTTAATGATGCTTGCGGTCACTGTTCTCACTTATAAAGCTGTGCTTTGGTTTATGACCTTACCTGATCCGACAGTTGCCCAGTCAGGGCTTGTATCCGTTTGTATGGGGGCACTCACGGGATGTTTCGGCATCTGGATGGGCAAGGAATCTAAAACATCTGTGACGCAAACGGCTACTAGCTCCAAGGTGGAGTATGATGTGGACAAGTGAGGAGTTAGTCACGCACTTATTGGTAAGGCTGCTAGAATTAGTGCTTGGCGTTGAAATGACATTATATGGGAGTGTAATGGTATGATTCAGTCATTAATTGGACCGATAGCTGAACTAGCAGGTGGATGGCTTAAAGGCAAAGCAGATGCAAATGCGGCAGCAGCAAACCTTAAATTAGTTGAGGCGGAAGCCAAAGCAACCATAATGAAGAACGCCGCTACCAGTGAAAGCGACTGGGACCGGATTATGGCGGAGGGTTCGCAGAACTCATGGAAGGACGAATGGCTCACTATTTTGTTCTCGGTGCCTCTTATCCTTTGTTTCTTGCCGTTTGAGTGGGCGGAACAAGCTGTTCAGAACGGCTTTGCTGCACTGGAGTCGATGCCAGACTGGTATCAATACACGTTGGGTGTGATCGTAGCTGCCAGCTTTGGTGTGAGGTCAGCCACAAAATTCTTTGGTGGTAAAAAGTAATGGAAATGTGGCAGTGGGTAATGCTGTTTAGCGCAGTGAGCTTGAATACAGTAGTAAACTGCTGGAGACTATATTTAGAAAGGAAGCGTAATGCCTTATAAACTAGGAAAGCGCAGCTTGGCAAAGCTAGAGGGCGTCGATGAGCGCATGGTTGCTGTTGTGAAACACGCTATCACGGTGTCAAAGCAGGACTTCTCAGTGATTTGTGGACTCAGAACTATCGAAGAGCAACGTGCATTGGTCGCTAAAGGTGCCAGTCAAACGATGAAGTCAAAGCACCTAGACGGCATCGCCGTAGACCTTATGGCCTATGTAGATGGGGGCCGTTGGGAGTTGAATTTGTACGATGAGATCGCAGATGCGATGGCAGAAGGTGCCCGTGCTTGTGATGTTCCGATCCGTTGGGGCGCGGCATGGACTGTGCCAAACATTGCGCAATGGGATGGTGACATGGAATCAGCTATGAACGATTACATCGACACTCGTCGCTCACAGAACAGGCGTCCGTTTATCGACGCTCCACACTTTGAACTTATGGTATAGGAGGTCGTCATGGGACCAGAAGAACGCAGAGGGCCTGCTAAAGTAAAGAACAAACGTCGTAAAGAGATGAACGAGGGCATTGAGGCTGCGGTTTCTGCGGCTCGAACTGCTCCAGATAAACGCTCTATGCGTGAGAAGGTGGAGGATCGCATCTCCGACTTTGGTCGTAAGTACCAAGACAAGATGTCCGAGTTCCGATTGACTGGTGATATCCAGAAGTACGGAATGGGCGGAGATGTTCGTTACAACTTTAACCGTGGGAAGACATACTAATGGTTGGTATTATGATATCCATCATCCCTGACGGTATGGCAGTGGATCAGATGGAAGAAACAGAAGAGGGCTACACATGCCCTCTACCTACTCAAGACGAAGAGCTAAATGCAGAGAACCGTGAAATGGCGGTTGAGGAACACAACTACCGTGAGCCAAACACAGGAGTGTCTTTCCGCTCTGACCAGGTGTGCGGAAGCTGCGCGATGTACAACCAGACGGAAGAGATGTTGGAGTGTCTTGGGGATGAGTCAGGAAACACAGGGTATTGCCAGAGCCTGAAGTTTGCCTGTATGAAGGAAAACACATGTGATCTATGGGCAGAAGGTGGTCCGATCACTTCTGATCTACAAGAGGAATACAAGGACAACCTATAATGGATGTTGTCGATTTGGCAAAATACCTGTATAAGAAAATGGAGGCGCGTGAGAAAGATATTTCAACCGCCCTCGCTCACGGTTCAGTGAAGGATTGGGAGCAGTACAAAATGTCTGTGGGAGAGATACGGGGTCTCTCTTTCGCGCGTGAAGAAATCAAGGCCCTGCTGGAGAAAAACGTAGACGATGTCGAAGACTTTATATCTTCCTGAACACGTTGCGCAGAAAATGAACAAAGAACGAGAAGAGTCGAATGCAGACTCCTCCGCTTTGGATAGCGCATATGTTGACGCTAATGAACGGGTACTAGACCCGTCCCTCTTAGACAAACCGTTACTTGATCGTCTCCCGCAACCTACTGGTTGGCGGGTTTTAGTTATGCCGTATGAAGGGCAAGCTAAGACATCAAGTGGCCTGTACATTCCCGACGAGGTTCGGGAGCGTGAGCGCGTTGCTACGGTTGTGGCATACGTGATGAAGCTAGGGCCATTGGCTTATAAGGATCCTGACAAGTTTGGTCCGGATGCCGAGCCATGGTGCAAGGAAGGCCAATGGGTTTGCATTGGTCGTTATTCTGGTTCTCGATTCAAGATCGATGGTGGTGAGGTTCGTGTCATCAATGACGACGAAGTTATCGCAACTATTCTTGAGCCGGATGACATCAAACATGTTTAGAGGGTAGGTTATGGCAGACGAAGAAAAGCAAGAACAAGAAGAACTTGTTATTGAGACGCCTGAAGAAGAGGCTCCGGAAAAGCAGGCTGTAGAAGAATCTGAGCCAGAGCAAAAGCAGGCTTCAGGTGATGAGGAACTAGACTCGTACAGCAAAGGCGTACAGAGTCGTATTAAAAAGCTCACGGAAAAATACCGTCAGGAAGAGCGCGATAAGGCGGAAGCTCTTCGCGTATCTCAGCAGCTACTTGAAGAAAACAAGAAGCTAAAGTCTCGTATGCAGGCTTTAGACACTGGATATCTTTCTGAGTACGGTACACGCATTCAGTCGCAGACTGAGGCAGCAAAACGCGCATATAAAGAAGCATATGAGGCTGGTGATACAGACAAAATGCTTGAAGCGCAGCAGGCGTTGTCGAACATTGCGATTGAGACACAGCGTTACAACACCGCTAAAGCTCGTGCAGAACAGCAGTCTAAGATGCAGGTTCAGCAACAAGAGCAACCTGTTCAACAACAGCAGGTTCAGCAACAACAACCCGTCCAACAACAGCAACAAGTGGATCCTCGCGCACAAGAATGGGCGAGTAAAAACGAGTGGTTTGGTCAGGACAAGGTTATGACAGCCGCAGCATTTGCGCTACATAGTCAACTTACGGAAGAAGAGGGGTTTGACCCGCAGTCCGATGAGTATTATACTGAGGTAGACAAACGCATACGTTCGGAATTTCCACATAAGTTCCAAACGGCGAAGAAATCGGGTGGAGGAAGTCAGGTCGCTTCTGCTGGTAACTCCGCATCCCGCAGTAATAAACAGGGGCGCAGGTCGGTCAAGCTGACGCATTCACAAGTAGCGATTGCTAAGAAGCTGGGCGTACCTCTTGAAGAATACGCCAAGTACGTGAAGGAGTAAGAGATGGCTGACAGAAAACCGCGCGCAAGCGCAACACGCGAAACAGATACGCGCAGAAAACCATGGGCACCGCCCAGTCACCTTGCTGCACCACCCGCACCTGATGGGTATGTGCATCGTTGGATTCGAGTCGCAATGCGAGGCGAAGAAGACAAAATGAATGTTAACGCAAAGCTCCGTGAAGGATGGGAACCTGTTCGTAAGGATGAGTATCCAGACTACGAAGCACCAACTATCGACGATGGTCGTTACGAGGGCGTTATCGGACAAGGTGGTCTGATGCTGTGCCGTATCCCTGAAGAAACAGCCCGTGAAAGAAACGAGTATTACGGGGGCCGCACCCGCGAACAAATGGTAGCTGTGGATCAGGACTTGATGAAGGAGCAACATCCTTCAATGCCGATCAATCAAAGTCGGCAAAGTCGTGTAACTTTCGGAGGCCGTGAACGCGACTCCGAGTAATTTAGAGGATTGCTACTATGGCAAATACTAATGGTGCATTCGGACTACGTCCGGTGGGCGTCCAGGGTTCTGGCGCGAACACCACTGGTACGACAGAGTATCGTATTGCCTCTGGTAACACTAACGCGATCTATCAAGGTTCTCCTGTTATTCCGCTGTCAACTGGTTTCATTGACATTGTTGGCGCGGCAGCAGGTGGCTCAGTAGGTCTACTTGGTGTTTTCTGGGGTTGTGAATACGTTTCGTCTACTACTGGTGAAAAGATTTTCTCAAACAACTGGCCTGGTTCAGGCGCAGACTCTAACCATCCGGTTAAAGCCTTCGTCTATGACAACCCAAGTCAAACATACGTTATCTGTTCAAGTGCTTCACTAACAAGCGAAGCAACTGCTCGTGGTCACGTATTCGCGAACGCGAACTTTGCAGCAGGTACTTCTGGTTCATCAACCACAGGTATTTCATCTGCTACATTGGGTGTTAGCACAATCGCCACCACCGCTTCATTGCACTTGCGTATCATCGGGATTCAAGACGATCCTGAGAACCAAGACTATACAGCGGCTGGTATTCCACTAATCGTACGTTTGAACAACAGCTTTGGTGCGCCTAACGGTGCTATCGCGGCTGGTACTGTTTCAAACACAGGCGTATAAGGAGACTAACTTATGGCTATCTCTCGCGCACAACTAGCGAAAGAGTTGGAACCAGGTCTTAACGCCTTGTTTGGTATGGAGTACTCACGGTACGAAAACCAACATGCGGAGATCTTCACAACAGAATCTTCTGATCGTGCATTCGAAGAAGAGGTGATGTTGAGCGGTTTCGGCGCGGCACCGACCAAATCGGAAGGTTCCTCAATTAACTTTGACGACGCTAACGAAGCATACACTGCTCGTTACAACCACGAGACAATCGCGTTGGCATTCTCGATCACAGAAGAGGCTATCGAAGATAACCTTTATGATCGTCTTGGCTCACGTTATACTCGTGCGTTGGCTCGTTCAATGGCACACACAAAGCAAGTTAAGGCAGCAGCTATCCTTAACAATGCATTTACTGCTGGCGCATCTGCTGGTGGTGACGGCAAAGCATTGTGTGCAACTGACCACCCACTTACATCAGGTGGTACATTTGCCAACGAACCATCAACTCCAGCGGACTTGAACGAAACATCTCTTGAAGATGCTTTGATCAACATCGCAGGTTTCGTTGATGAGCGTGGTCTAAAAGTCGCTCTACGTGGCACAAAGTTGGTTATCCCTCGTCAGTTGCAATTCGTTGCAGAACGTCTGATGGTTTCTAACTTGCGCGTTGGCACAGCGGACAACGATGTAAACGCAATCCGTTCAATGGGAATGTTGCCTGAAGGCTATGCCGTCAACGACTTCCTAACGGACCCAGATGCGTTCTTCATCAAGACAGACGCACCTCGTGGATTCGTCCATTTCGAGCGTACTCCGATGTCAACAAACATGGAAGCTGACTTCGACACAGGTAACATGCGCTTCAAAGCGCGTGAGCGTTACAGCTTCGGGTTCTCTGACCCACGCTGTGTGTTCGGTTCACCTGGCGCATAATTTATGCTACAATGAGGTTGTCCTTTTCATTTTGGACACCTCCCTGTTGGACTGGGGCTACTTCGGTAGCCCCTTTCTTTTTACCTAAAACTTCTGTATGGTTGGTATATCCCTGACAGTCTCATCGGGACTGACATTTGCCAAGACAGGAGAATGACATGGCTAACACAACTTTTAACGGTCCAGTTCGCTCGGAGAACGGATTCAAAGACGTAACAAAGAACGCAACAACTGGTGCGATCACAGAGAACATCTCTATTTCACATGACGGCACAAACAGCGTTGTGATCATCAAAGACCTACCAACTTCTGATCCATCTGTTGCAGGACAGGTCTGGAGTAACTCAGGTGTTTTGACTGTCTCCGCAGGATAAGGAGATAGATCATGGCTGGTCCAGTCAATGCATATAATTGGGTTCAAGGAACAACGGCTGCGGTCGTAGGTCCATCTCGTTCTCGTTTACGTCAGGTTGTAATTTACGGTGCCGCCGCAGGTTCGTTCACGTTGAAAAACGGTGATACGAATGGCGACGTTTTGCTTACGCAGAAGTTTCCAGCGGGACACCACGTAATGAACATTCCAGATGACGGCATTATCGCAAGCAGCGGTGTGTACGTCGATGCGTTTACAGGTGCGAGTAACGAACTCACGATCATCCTATCGTAGGAGGATCCAATGGTTCACGACATCCGATCCATAACTCAGGTCGGTACATCGGAGCCATTCGAGCTTCAAGTGGCTAGGGGTCAAATCCCTGGTCACTTTATTAGGAATTTGTTTGGAACAAATCCTGCAATCGGTACAACATTCCGTACGCCTTGGGAAAACAACACGGCGTTACCGTTTTTGAGTGCCGAGCAAAACCTTTCTTTAGTAAGTAGTAATGCGGCAGATACTGCGGTCAGTATCTTGGTGTCTGGCGTTGACGAGAACTACGCTCAAGTGAGTGAAGTAGTTGCGTTAAACGGCCTTACAGCAGTTACTACAACTAATAAATTCTTCCGTATAAATGATCTGATCACAGTGAGCGGCAATGCTCTTGGTGATGTAACCGCAAGTTACAGCGGAACGGTGTACGCCAAGATCATCGCAACGTACGGTAAAAACCAAGCTGCGGTATTCACTGTACCTGCGGGGTATTCGTTCTATCTTGGACGGATTGATGCATTTACAGCTACAGCTAACAACGACACTAAGATCATGACGTTCCGCAACCGCGTGACGTATAGCGATGGTCGGGTGTTTAATGTGGCGCAGACCAGTTTTGTGTCTCGTATGGATATTGCACGGACACTTCCGTTTAAGGTTCCAGAGAAAGCAACCATTGAGTTTCAAGCAAAGATGTCTGGTCAGACTGCTGATATCGGGATCTTTGGCGATGGCTTTTTGATTAAAGAACAGGGGAGCTTGTGATGCCTAAGATCGACAAGTCCAAGATGAAATGCAACAAGCCGAAGCGTCAGAAGTCTGGCGGCAAGAAGTTTGTTGTAAAGGCATGTGACAAGGGCAAAGAAAAGATCGTCAGATTCGGGGATGCCAATATGACCATTAAGAAGTCAAACCCTGAACGTCGTAAGTCTTTCCGTGCGCGGCACGGTTGTGACAAAGGTACATTGGATAAACTAAAGGCCAGATACTGGTCATGCAAAATGTGGTAGGACTATGAGCAAACCTTATTCACTTGTTATTTTTACAGCCGTTGTAGGACTCGCTTCTACAGGTCTTATCTGGATGATTTCTACGCTTGTTACGGTGGATAAGCGTACAGAAGTCATGCATGTTAAAATAGATCATTTAGTTCAGGCTGTAGAAAAGCTGACAGAAAGGCAGGCAAATTATGATGGGCCGTGGTCAAATGTCGTTCCAGGTTTCAAAATCTCCGCAGGAGGTAACTAATGGCAGAAAAAAAGAAAAAGCTCGACGCTTGCGCAAAAAAAGTCAAGGCTCGGTACAAGGTGTGGCCCAGCGCGTACGCCAGCGGAGCGGTGGCAAAATGCCGAAAAGTGGGAGCCGACAACTGGGGCGAATCTTCTAAGAAGCGCAAACGCCCTGTTAAAAAGAAGTTAAAGAGCGGTGGAATTATAGCTTTTGGTTGTGGTTCTGTCGAAGAGGGTCGTCGTAAAGAGACGAATCTGTACTGATGGCAAAGAAAAAGAACTCATTACGTGAATGGTTCTCCCAGAATGACGGGAAGGGTTGGGTCGATTGTAAGACTGGCAAGCCTTGTGGTCGTCAGAAGGGTGAGAAGCGTAAGAGTTATCCGGCCTGTCGCCCTACTATGGCACAGTGTACATCTGCGGCGAAGAAGAAAAAATCTTCTAAGCGTATCAACTGGAAGGCCAAGGGTGGCTTGGTCAGAGTGTTTTGAGAAGTAACAGGAGTATGTTATGAAAGATCTAAGCGGAGACGGTAAAGTCACAAAGAAAGACGTTCTGATTGGGCGTGGGGTGATTGAAAAGAAAAAAGGTGGTATGGTCGGTTATATGGGCGGCGGTATGATCAAAAAAGGTTATAAGTACGGCGGCAAAGTCAAAGGGTACAACGCTGGCGGATGTGTAATGGCAGGACGCGGCGGATCGTTTAAAGGCGAATCATAATGACAACTTCAGGTTCAAGAGACTTTAACTTAGACGTAGGTGAGATCATCGAGGAAGCGTATGAACGCTGTGGCCTCGAAGTTCGCACGGGCTACGATGCTCGAACAGCGCGTCGGTCATTGAACCTGATGTTTGCGGACTGGGCAAACCGTGGTCTAAACCTTTGGACTGTTAAGCAGGGGACGATCACCCTGACGGCAGGCCAAGCACAGGAAACGCTTACAGCGGATGTTGTGGACATCTTGGAAGTAACGCTTCGACGGAATGGCACAGACTACGAGGTAGAGCGGATCAGCCGTGGCGAATATGCTACATTGCCGAACAAAACCACGCAGGGTCGTCCAAGTCAGTTCTATTTTGACCGTCAGATTGATCCGGTCATTAACCTGTGGTCAGTTCCTGAAAACTCTACAGATCAGTTAATCTATTATTATGTGCAACGGATCGAGGACGCAGATGCTTTGGTTAATACTACTGATATGCCTTTCCGTTTCTATCCTTGTATGGTGGCGGGGCTAGCCTATTACATGGCGATGAAACGGGCACCGGAACGCATTCAGCTTCTAAAGTCTGTATACGAGGAAGAGTTCCAACGTGCGGCGGACGAAGACGAAGGTCGAACACCATTGAAGCTACAGCCTAGCTTGAGTTACTTGAGGGTTTAATGGCATACGCTAGCGGAAAAAATGCTTGGGGTATATCGGATCGGTCAGGTCGCCGTTACCGTCTTCGTGAGATGAAGGTGGAGTGGACGGGGGCCAAGGTTGGACCAGACGAGTACGAGCCGAAGCATCCACAGTTGTTTCCGCCAAAGGCGTATCCAGATCCCCAGGCGTTGAGAAATCCGCGCCCAGACACAAAAGAAACGGTTCAGGCGTATGTCGGTGTTCCGTTGGTAGAAAACCCAAACTTGACTAGCCCTCGTATAGTTGGTCAGGTTGGAACAGTTACGGTGAGTACGTCATGAGTTTTACATACGCACAGCTTAAACAGGCTATCCAAGATTATACGGAAAATGATGAAACGTCTTTCGTAAACAATCTACCGTTGTTTATCCGCCAAGCCGAGGAGCGGATCTTAAAGAACGTGCAGCTTAGTTTGTTCCGTAAGAATGCCACAGCATCTACGACAGCTTCGAACCCATACCTAGCGGTTCCATCGGATTACCTGGCTCCGTTTTCTTTGAGCTTGCGTGGTGCAGATGGAGATCGTTTTTTCATTGAGTTCAAAGATCCGAGCTTCGTGCAGACATATACTCCGGACACAACTACGACAGGTGCGCCTAAGTACTACTGTGTGTTTGACGTAGACAACTTCTTGTTGGGTCCAACACCGGACACAACGTATACCGCAGAGCTTCACTACTTCTATCGTCCGCTAAGTCTGACCGCAGGTTCTGACAGCGGCACAACATGGCTAAGTACAAATGCTGAGATGGCTATGTTGTATGGTTCGTTGATCGAAGCCTATATTTACATGAAGGGTGAGCAGGACGTAATGTCTATGTATAACTCTCGGTTCCAAGAATCTTTGGTTGGCATTAAGATGCTAGGAGAAGCCAAAGAAACAACAGACGAATACCGTACAGGTAAGGTCGTAAGGGCGAAGCAATAATGTTTAATATCGACATCAGTGTACCAAAAGAAGAAACGGTTGTAGGTGTTCGCACCACAGAGAACCGTGGCTTTACCCCTGAAGAACTAGCGCAGCAATGCGTGGAAAAAGTGATTTCGGTTTCCGATAGTGCCCATCCTGGCATACGGGACCAAGCTCGTGCTTTCTCGAAGCACATCGAAAAGTTGGTTGCATATTATATGCGACAGGCTATTCGCAGCGACCGCACAACTGTGTATAATGCACTTAATGATGCGGGACATCCCGAACTGGCTGAACTCATAAGGAGACTGTAACATGGCTTTCAGCGGCAACTACATGTGTACTTCCTTCAAGCAGGAATTGCTGACAGGAAGTCATAACTTTACAAACTCAACAGGTGATACGTTTAAGCTAGCGTTGTATGACAACAATGCTTCTTTCGATGCGTCTACCACCGACTACACAGCGACAAACGAAGTAAGCGACTCTGGTTCGTATGCAGCGGGTGGCGGCACGTTAACAAACGTAACTCCGACAACTTCTGGCACAACAGCGTTTACCGACTTTGCGGACTTGACGTTTACGTCAGCTACAATCACTGCGCGTGGGGCGTTGATCTACAACACCACAACAGGTGCAGGTACTGGTACAACGGATAGCGTTATTGTGCTAGACTTTGGTTCTGACAAGTCGTCTACCGCAGGTGACTTCCAGATCGTATTCCCAACGGCTGACGCATCTAACGCGATTATCCGTATCGCGTAAGGGGCTACCCTATGGCGAGTCTTAACGGTTGGGGTCGTGGCGAGTGGGGCGAGGGTGCTTGGAATGAAGCAGTCCCTGTTCGCGTGGGCCACACACTCAACGGTTGGGGCGAGTTAGGATTTGGTGAAACCGCTTGGGGCGGTGAAAAGTCTGAAATAGATGCGCTTCAGGGTCAGGTTGGCATTGCCGTTGTTCGTGAGAACGTAGCGGTCAGTGTCACAGGTCTTGAGGCCACAACAGCGATAGGCTCTGTTACCGTAACAGGTGACGGTGTTATCATTCCTGATGGTTTGGCTGGTACAGGTGCCGTTGGCGATGTAACGCTACGCACTGACCAAAACATCCCACAAACTGGACTTGAAGCAGCAATGGCGGTTGGCTCCGTCACTGTTGTTGAAGGTACAGGTATAACTGTTCCAATTACAGCCTCGCTTGTTGGAACAACTGCAATTAACGGCGTAAGTGTCGTTATTAATGCCTATGCTCCTGCAACTGGACTTGAGGTTACAGGTGGTGTTGGCAGCGTAACTATCAATGCGGGTACTGGTATTGATGTGAACGTAACAGGGGTTGAAACAGTCCCTGCTATTGGCGATGTCAGCATTATTGGTGACGCGCCAAACATTGAGGTTACAGGTGTCGCAGCCACGGGCAATGTGGGCACTGTTGAACTCAGAACATTCCAGCGTGTTCCTGTAAACAACATTGGAATACTTGCTACAGCAGAAGTTGGTTCGGCTGAAGCGATACTAAGTGTAAGCATAAGCGTGACAGGGCTTTCCTCTAGCGCGAGTGTTGGTTCTGTGCTAGTTTATGATCAGATAATTCCTGATCCAGGCACAACTTGGACAGGTGTAACGCCTTCACCAGGCAGCACTTGGACAGAAGAGGAACCAACGCCTGAAACAATTTGGACTGAAATAGCAGCGTAAAGGTAAAGAAAATGGCTACCTATACAACGAACGGCGGGATAAAAAAGATCGCCACTGGTGATGAATCCGGTACATGGGGTACATCCACCAACACGAACTTTGACATCATTGACCGTTTAACGAACGGCGTAGTCAGTATTACCCTAACAGGTGCAACAGAGACTGTAACAACCTCTGACGGAACCATATCAGATGGTATGAGCAAGGTTCTGGTTTTTGGTGGTACGCCCGGGGTTGCGGTTACGGTGACGATTGCACCAAATGACGCTCAGAAGGTTTACTTTATCAAGAATGATTCTGGTCAGACAGTTACAATCTCACAGGGTTCAGGCTCTACTGTGGACATCTTGGACGGTAGCTCTTCTATTGTTTACTGCGATGGCGCAGGCGCGGGAGCAGCGGTTGTAGAGATTACAGCGGGTTCGAGTGCTACAAACACCATCGACGTAACATCGTTTACGGCGACAGCAGCGCAAACCACCTTTGCGGTGACTTATACGGTTGGCAGCATTGCGGTCTACCAAAACGGCGTTTTGCTCCGTGACACTACTGACTACACTGCGACAAACGGTACATCTGTTGTTCTTGCCGCAGGTGCCACTTCTGGCGATGCGATTGACGTAGTTGCCTATGCAACATTTACCGTTACAGATACTTATACCAAGGCGCAGTCAGATGCGCGTTATGCTCAATCCGCAAACAACCTGTCTGACCTGTCCAGCGCAGCGACTGCTCTGACTAACTTAGGTGTGACTGCTACAGCCACCGAATTGAACTACAACGACATCACGACACTAGGCATCGTTGAGGCGTCCAAGGTTGTCACTGCGGATGCGTCAGGGAATGTTACTGTACCCGATGATGAAGAACTAAAGTTTGGTACAAGCGGTGACCTTCAGATTACCCACAATTCAGCAAATAATAACTCCATAATTCGTGAGGTTGGTTCAGGGTTACTATCCATCCAAACAAACGGATCAGCGGTGACTTTCTACGATAGTGCAAATGCAGTTCAAATGGCAGCGTTCAACACTGGTGGTTCTTGTGATTTAGCCTTTCAAGGGACAACACGTTTTGCCACAACCTCAACAGGCGCAGACGTCACAGGCGAACTAATAGCCGACAGCTACAACGAAACCTACGCAGCGGTTACATCATCCTCTAACGCCACCACGGTGGACTGTGAGGCGGGTAACGCATTCAGCCACACACTGACAGAGAACACCACGTTTACGTTTTCTAACCCCCCTGCCAGCGGCACTTCGTACAGCTTTACACTAAAAATCGTTCAGGACGCATCTGCATCGGGCTACACAGTGACATGGCCTACATCTGTTGATTGGCCTGAGGCAACTGCACCAACGCTAACTGCAACTGCATCTGCGGTGGATTACTTTGTGTTTATCACGCACGATGGCGGCACAACATGGTATGGGTTCACAGCGGGTCAAGCATTGGGGTAAGATATGACAACAAGTAAACATCTTATTCAAGCTGCTGCTGGTGTAAGCACAGGCCCAGAGGGCGCATGGGATTTATCCTATGCTTATAACGATGATCCGTTTCTAGGGGATTTATCTTCTGCAATATATACTAATATTAATTATTCTATATCTGGTCAAGATACAGCCGCATATGGTATTTTCTTTAAGCCTGATGGCACAAAGATGTACGTTGTTGGGACTGTTGGTGATGACATAAATGAATATTCATTGAGTACCCCTTGGGTTGTGAATACTGCAAGCTATGTTCAGAACTTCAGTGTTGCTAGTCAAGATAATACTCCCTATGGTATTTTCTTTAAGCCTGACGGTACTAAAATGTATCTGGTTGGTGGAGCTGGTGACGATATAAACGAATACGCTTTAAGTACTGCATGGGATATTTCTACAGCAGGTTATGTTCGAAACTTTAGTGTTTCATCACAGGAAACACAACCAACAGATGTATTCTTTAAGTCTGATGGTACTAAGATGTATGTTATTGGCTACAATGGCGATGACGTTAATGAATACAATTTAAGCACTGCTTGGGATATTTCTACAGCATCTTACTTACAAAACTTTAGTGTTGCTGCACAGGAAACCGTCCCTATTTCATTTTCTTTTAACTCTGATGGTACCAAGATGTATGTTCTTGGGCTTACTGGTCAAGACGTAAACGAGTACACTTTAAGCACTGCTTGGGATATTTCTACTGCATCTTATGTTCAAAACTTTAGTGTTTCTGCACAGGACACTCAAACACAGGGGTTATATACTAAACCAGATGGTTCGGGCTTTTACTTTCTAGGTTCTGCAAACGATAGGGTATATCAGTATTCCTTAGGCGGGTTTAATGTTGCTGCTCAAGATTCAGCACCACAAGATATATTTTTTAAACCTGAGGGTGACAAGATGTATATAGTGGGAAGTACTAATGATTCGGTTTATGAGTATTCTGTTGATGCAGGGTTTAGTGTTGTTGCTCAAACTGGCACAGACAGTACAGGGTTTTTCTTTAAGTCTGATGGTTCAAAGATGTACGTTCTTGGACAAACTGGCTCACCCGCTGATGCAGTGCATGAGTATGACTTAAGTACTTCTTGGGACACTGGTACAGCATCTTTCTTGCAAAGTTTTAGCGTTGCTTCTCAGGAGAATGCTCCAACGAATTTATTCTTTAAGTCAGACGGAACAAAAATGTACGTCATTGGAACGACAGGCGACGACGTTAATGAGTATAACCTCAGCACTGCATGGGATGTTTCAACTTCTACCTACAGCCAGAACTTTAGCTTTGCTGCTCAGGAAACAAATCCAAGAGGTATATACTTCAAAGATGATGGCACTAAGATGTATATATCTGGTGTCGGCTCAAATGCTGTAAATGAATACAATTTAAGCACCGCTTGGGATGTAACGACTGCCTCTTACAGTCAGAACTTTAGTGTTCTAACTCAGGAGAATAATAATCGGGGTCTTTTCTTTAAGTCTGATGGTACTAAAATGTACCTTAGCGGAACTACTGGTGATGCGGTTTATGAGTATAATTTAAGTACTGCATGGGATGTATCCTCAGCTACTTATAATCAAAACTTTAGTGTTGCGAATGAAGAAGCCACCGTTCAAGATGTGTTCTTAAAACCTGATGGAACCAGAATGTTTATTACTGGTCAAGCTACTGAGGCAGTTTACGCATACAATTTAAGTACTGCCTATGATGTATCTACTGCATCTATTGTAGTACCAGAAGCTAACTTATTTAATCTATCAGAGTTTTCGTACACGAGAACATTCAGCGTTTCTGCACAGCAAACCGTTCCACTAGGGCTTACGTTTAAAGACGATGGCACTAAAATGTACATAATCGGTTCTACTAATGATGACATAGATGAATATAATTTAAGCACAGCTTGGAATATATCTACAGCTACCTATAGTCAGACTTTTAGTGTCGCAACCCAAGATACTGCTCCACAAGGATTATATTTCAAATCTGATGGTACAGAGATGTATGTCGTAGGCAGTAATAGTGATGCAGTGTTTGAATACAATCTAAGCACTGCGTGGGATATATCCACTGCTTCTTACGCTTCTAATACCTTTAGTGTTGCAAGCCAAGATACTGCCCCACTAGGGTTATTCTTTAAGGATGATGGTACAAAAATGTATATTATGGGAGCCGTTTCTGAAGCCATTTTAGAGTATGATTTAAGTACGGCTTGGGATGTATCTACATCCACCTATAGTCAGGAATATGATGGGGGGTCTGCTAGGTATCTTGATAACCCTAGTGGGGTATATTTTAAACCAGATGGAACAAAAGTTTTTGTAGTAGATAGCATTAGTGACGCAGTATTTACTTTCAATATTGGTGTCCAAGAATAACAACGAGCAAACAGGAGACTTACAATGTTCGTAAAAATCACAAACGGTTCGGTAGACACATACCCATATTCAGTGGGTCAGCTACGCCGTGACTATCCAAACACATCCTTTCCTAAGACAGTGCCAACGGCAACAATGGCTGCTTACGGAATGTATCCTGTCGGCTACGAGGCTGCACCAGACTACGATCCTTTGACGCATCGCTTGCAGCACAGCAGTGTTCCATCTTTAGTTGATGGCGAGTGGAAGCTGACTAAGACTGTTGTTGCTCTGACGGCACAGCAGATTGCAGACGCAACATCTGCTAAGGCAACGGAAATGCGTAAAAAGCGTGATGCAAAACTAGCCGAAACAGACTTCTACGCTTTGTCTGATGTCACAATGTCGGCAGAAATGACCACGTATCGTCAAGCGTTGCGGGACATTACGGCCCATGAAAACTGGCCTAACCTCGAAGATGCCGACTGGCCCACGAAACCATAAGGAGTTTGAACAATGGCAACACGCGCAAAGGATTTAGCAGACTTCATTGG